AAAATATGGAAATAATCGCAGACACAACACTAACCAAATGCTTTAAAATACTTGACAAATTAGAAGTAGGACAGATGATATTAGTAAGTGACTACGCACCAAATAATCCTGAATTATTCATTGATTGTTGCAAACAGTTTTACGATTGCCACAGAAACATACGATTTAGTGATGATTATTCGGTGATAAAAAAGATAGATAGAGATTTAACATTTAACGAAATAAACGAACAGTATAAATGATAACAATCACAAACGAAGATAACATGGCTTTAATGGCTCGCTATCCTGATAAGTATTTTGATCTGGCAATAGTTATACCAAATTATTTTTGTATCTTTAAATAAAAAATGATAAGGGATTCTAAACAATTACAAACAGGAAAAGCGGGAGAGTACCTGGTCTGCGCGGATTTAATAATAAAAGGATTTATAGCATTCCCGTCTGAACAAGGGTTGCCCTATGATGTTCTCTTAGACACCGGAGATAAACTTTTAAAAGTACAAGTTAAGACAACTGAAAAACCAAGGCTTATTCAGCAGCGAAGTAACCCTATTCCAGCTTATATATTCAGCATAAAGCGGGCTGGAGCTAACGGTAAAACGAGATACGAAGAAAAAGAAATAGACGTTTTTGCGTTGGTTTGTTTAGAGACAATGCAAGTCGGGTACTTAACCAACAAGCAAATGCCTATAACTATAAATATTCGTGTTGATGCTTTACGTGGAAGTTACTATGATGAAAAAGGAATACAAGATTTTGAAAAAGTAAAAGAATTAAACAAAACAATTAAAAATCAAAGTGAAATAGCAAGAAAATTAGGGTTACAAGTTGCTGTGGTTAATAGATATTTAAAAAATGGATGGAAACCTTTTGAAAGCAAAGCAAGATATTTTAGTGATTTTATAAAAGAAAGACAATGGTTTTATGGAATATAAAAATATAAATAAGTGTTACTCAAATGATTTTATGGAGTTGTATCATTGTGATTGCATGGAACTACTTAAACAGACTCCTGACAATTATTACTCGCTTGCTTTGGTTGACCCTCCTTATGGGATAAATGCTGATATTAAAAACAACGGCAAAAATAGTGATAGGCACGAAAAAACCTCTTTGGCTAAAATTAATACCTATAAAAAAACAAAATGGGATAACGAAACGCCAAACGAAGATTATTTTAACGAGCTTAAAAGAGTATCAAAAAAACAAATAATCTGGGGGGCAAACTTTTTTGGATTGGTTGGAGGAATGCTTTACTGGCACAAAGGAGTAACAATGCCAACTTATAGCACTGGTGAACTTGCTTGGTTGAGTTGGTTGCAAAAAATAGATTATGTAAATATAACTTGGCACGGAATGTTACAACACAATATGAAAGACAAAGAGCAAAGGATACATCCAACCCAAAAGCCTGTGGCATTATATGATTGGCTTTTATCAAACTATGCAAAAGAAGGAGATAAAATTTTAGACACCCATTTTGGGAGCGGTTCAATAGCTTTGGCTGTTGATAAAGCCAACCAATTAGATAAAATGAACCTACAAGTAACAAATAACGCGAGTATGTAGAATGGAAGAGGGTAGTTTATGGCTACCCTTTTTTTTTCATAGTAATCATTTGTTAAAAATACGCTCAAACCAACTTTTATTTTTTTGATGTTCTATTTCTTCTTTTAATTCTTCATTTTCATATTTTAATTTTTCGAGTCTTATCTCTGTTTTGTATAATTTTTCTTTAAACACGTTTTGGTTATAATTTGTTAAAATATGTTTGTTTATTTCTGCAATTTCTTCTATTGCTTCGTTTACATTGTAAAAAAGGATATTCCCCCAAAAATCTGGATTTTCACCCCAATGTCCATCAACTACTCCAACACATTTGCCTTCTTTTATGTTTTTCTTAAATTCGACTAAATGCAAATACTCTTCTAAAGGTATTGTTATTGTTCTTTCCATAATATTTATTTTTTTAATCCATTTTTACATCTAATATCCTACAAATATGTTTCATTGATAAACCACGTTTCAGGCACTCCGTTGCTATCAAAGGCAAACTAATTTTTCCCTTTTTTCGTATCACTTCGCAACATTCAGCAATAGCATCACAAAGCTCCGATGGCGAATAGTCAAACACTTGTATTACCCACACCTTACCTATTTTTTTAGCAATATGGCGAGTAGGTAGTTGGTTATTTTCAACCATTCGATATATCGACATTCGAGACAATTTCTTTCCTTCACGTGGGAACGTTTCAGCATACGTTTTGATAGAATAGTTTTGCATAGGCTTTAATGTTTTGGGCAGTTATGCACAAAGGTAATTATTTTTTGTTTAATACAGCCCATTTTGAGTGTTATTTTGTAAGAAAAAAATATTTATGGCAAAAATCGAAATAATAGGTGTTATCGGACAGAATTACTTTTATAGTGATTTTCTAACCGATTATGCCAACGCCAAACAGCAAGGTCTAATCGAATTACAGATAAATTCTTTGGGTGGTTCGGTAGTTGAGGGCTTTGCAATAGCTGATTTTATTAAGCAACATTCGGCTGATTTTCTATCCGTAACCAATAGCGGTAATATTGCGAGTATAGCCACTACCATATTTTTTGCTTTGCCTTTTGAAAAACGGACTTACGATATAAACAAAGGTTTTTTTGTTATCCACAATCCATTTGTCCCAAACGAAGCAATTGAAAATACAACCGCACAAGGTCTTTCAGATGCAAGCGAGAAGTTAAAAGAGATAGAGGACAAAATCGTTATTGATATAGTAAAAGCAACCGGTGCGGACAAAGAAGCGGTTAAGGCACTTATGATAGTTGACAAGCCCTTGACGATAGAACAGATAAAAGCGTTCAATATTGCTAATGTAGAAGAATTGAGAGTAGTAGCATTTTTTAACCCTGATAATAATAATAAAAACGAAATGAACAAAAATGAAGTAGAAGAAATTGTATCCAAAGCAAACGAAAGTCTTTTGGATAAAATTAAAGCCGTTTTCACAAAAAAAATAATGGCTTTGTCCGTTACCGATGCAGAAGGTAACCAAGTGAACTTTCCCGATGTGGAGGAAGGCACAGAGTTGAAAGTAGGCGATAAAGCCGAAGGCAATGTAAATGGCGATGTGCTATTAGCAGATGGTCGCACGTTGGTTATGGTAGATGGTGTGATTGCTGAAATCAAAGAAAAAGTTGTTGAAGAAGAAGAAGCACCTAATGTTGAATTAGAAGCTTTGAAAGCAGAAAACCAAGAACTTAAAAAACAACTACAAGCGAAAGTAGTGGCTTTGAAAAACATTGAGAGCAAGGTAGTAGCTTTGAAAGCTGACCCAGCACCATCAGGAGAAGAAGTAACAAAAACAAGAAAATTAAACGAATATTTAAAATAGTACAAAAATGGCACAAATACCAAACATTGCAGACTTGACAATCAACCCAGTTGAGGTACAAGACATTTCACAAGTAATTGCCCAAAAACTTTGGCAAAACGAACAATTCCTTAAACTATTTAACGTAGTTGACGGAATCAGTAAAAAAACACAAATCCTTTTAGACGCGACTTCGGGTCGTGCCGGATGGAAAGCGACAGGCTGTGCCGCAGTAGCATCAGGTGGTATGGATATCAAAATGGCAGAGCTATTTTGGGACACCGTAACCATTGAGGACACATTGGAAATCTGCCAATCTGATTTGGATAGCAATTTCAAATTGTTGGTTAGAGCAAACAGCAAAGATAAATTTGGCGACTTGACTGAACAAGAAGCTATCAATGTGTTTGTAACTGCACGTGTTCTTGAGTTTATCATGCAGGCATATGAACGTCTGATTTTCTTAGGCGACACCGATGCTGACAATACAGGAGATGGTGGTTATGTAAAAGATACTGTAAACATCAAGTTTTACAATTCAGTTGATGGCTTTTTCAAACAAATGTTTGCAGGCGTTCAAGCTGGAACAACTGCAAGAACTACTATTGCTAAAAATGCTTTGGCAACAAAAGCGTTGCAAATAGCCATTACCGATGCGGAAGCATTTGCGGTGGTAAAAGGCTTGTATGACAACGCTCCTGACATTGTTAAGTTAGACCCAACAGCTTACATCTATGTAACTCCAAGAATTTACAACGGATACAAAAACTACTTAGCCACTAACACTCTTTCAGGTGGTGGTCTTTCAGCTATGACAGTTGATGGTGTTACTAATGTAGCATACATGGGCGTTCCTGTTTACACTTCATTATTTGTTGGTAAAACAATTTTGGAAGACTTTGAATTAAGCGACAACGGAAGCCCTGAAGTGTTGACTTACAACTTACCTCACAGAGGTTATATGGCTACTCCTGATATAGTTTCAGTAGCTACATTGTCAGATGAAGACATCAAAGCACTTGAACAATTCTATGTACAAAAAGATAGAAAGTCTTTCATCCGTTTTGACTTTGACTTAGATGTGAAAGTATTACGTCCTGAACTTGTTTCAGTAGCATATTAAAAAAAGTACAGGGGGCGGTTAAGTCTGCCCCCTTAACCTATTAAAAAATTAAAAAAATGAGTTGTAATACAAAAATAACAGCGGACATTTTAGAATGTGCAAAGTTGCCAACAAAGGGCTTGAAAAGCAAGGCGTGGATTTTCAATGCAGATGAGGTTACGTTCACGATGACAAAGAACAAAATCACAGCTATAACAATGGCTAGTGGTAAATTCTCGTTCACAGCTGAAGGTGCAAAAGACTTTATTTCAGCTGGATATGAAGCAGTAGTAGCAGAAAACAAACTAACTGTTTACAAGAATAATTTCAGCATCCAAGCGTTCCCCTTAACAGCTATTGAGAAGGAAAACCTTGACGTGGTTGATAACATTATCGTGATTGTAGAAGCTAACGGAGAAAAAGGCGAGGGCGTGTTCTTAGCTTACGGTGTAACTAATGGATTATGGAAAACTACACAAACAAAATCAAGTGCGGATAACAACGCTTTGACTACGTACGAGTTTTCTTCACGTGACCAAATGGAAGAACGTTACAGTGAATACGTGGTAATGATGGCAGATTACGACGCAACCAAAACAGCTTTGATAGCAACAGAGAGCGTGTAATGATCTAAAATTTACATCCAAATGTTAAATTTAGAGCAAATTTTGAAATTGCCCGTATCTGAAATCGAAAGGAACGGGCTTTTTTTTTTAACCGTCATTCGCGAATGGCGAAGATTAACAGGCAAAGAGCCTTTATTATGTGGGTGCGATGGTCGTGCTAACATAAACTACGTTAAAAATTACTACAACAAAGAAAAAAAAGAAGCTATGAAACCAAACATATACTTTCAAGGTGCTTATTTTCATTCAGATAGCATCACTGACGAACAAAAAAATCTTATAAAAAACGGTAATCCAAATTTATTTGCTAATTTATCAGAAAAATACGGCTTCTATCATTAAAGTACGTGCATCGCAATCAGCACTCTCAAATTGTCTTAACGTTTGCTTAAATGCTTCCTCATTTGCTTTGCTTGCAAAAGCTGTATGATATAGTATTTTCTTACCAAAAAAGCCCTTTCGCATCTCGCCATTCTTGAACGTTTTTGTCAAACTTTCAGTGTCTGCATCTTCCAAAGAAGCATCAATAGGAGCGAGTGGATAGATATACGTATCATCTAAGACAAACAACGCTATCTGTCCTGAATAGTCTTCGCCAGCCATTTGTTTAAGTATAACATCTTGATTAGGGTTAAACGTATGTATCTTTTGTGCCTTATTGATATTATACGTTCCTTTGTGGCTGTCCTTTTCCCAGTTATTATACACAAAATAAAAGCCCGAATAGTCCTGACTATCTGTTTTTCCAATACGAACGTACTTGTACGGTATTGGTTTTATCTTGCTTACTTCCGCAAGTCCGTTATACGTTACGCCCAAAGAAAAACCGCCTTGCATTACCATATCTTTTGCTATTTTCTGCAACACATCGTACATAGTGTATTCACGTAGTCCATCGCTGTACACTATCTTTTCGTTTAGGTTTTTATCCGCGAAACCATCTCCAACGATAAAAGAAGTAGCCTTTTTCACACAAGCATCTGCCGTTACGCTGTTTTGTATCATTCGCTCAACTTTCTGCGGATAGGCATTATCTTCTCCGTTGGTAAAAATATGTTTTGAGCGGTCAAATTGCACTACGTTACGTTTAGCAACACCACTTAATTGAATTTTGCTCATTTCTTTTTACCTTTTTTCGTTGGTTTTTTATCTGTTGTGGAAACTGTTACCGGTTCAGGCTCGACTTCCCAGCCGTATTTTTCTGATAAATTAGCAAATAAATTTGGATTACCGTTTTTTATAAGATTTTTTTGTTCGTCAGTGATGCTATCTGAATGAAAATAAGCACC